AAGCGAGTGGGTTTGGTATATTAAATGACAGTGATAATCCCATTGGGTTCCCTCTTTTATTTTATAAATACTTTACTACATTATTTATAAGGACTACATGAATGGCATACAAAGGTAAGTACAAACCTCAAAACCCAGAAAAGTACAAAGGCGACCCCACTAAGATTATATATCGTTCTTTGTGGGAACGAAAGTTTATGGTGTATTGCGATACAAATGTAAACATATTGCAGTGGGCAAGTGAAGAAGTAATCATACCGTACCGTGACCCAACATCAGGCAAGAATAGAAGATACTTTCCCGATTTTTGGGTAAAGATGAAGACTAAAGACGATACTATTGAGTGTAGTCTAATCGAAGTCAAACCAAAGAAACAACTTAAAGCACCTGACCAATCTAAGAAGTATAACACACCTACTGGGCGTTTGTCAACCAAATATGTGCGTGAAGTAAAGACTTATGCCGTGAATATGGCAAAGTTTGATGCGGCAAAAGAGTTTTGTGCCGATAGAAAGTGGTCTTGGAAAATTCTTACTGAAGAACATTTAACTTAGTGTTATAAATAGTCATATAGGTTTAACTGAGAGATTGTATACATGGCGGCAGTAGTATTTGACGATATTCTCTTGCAAGGTGTTAGGGCTGGACAGATACCAGCGAAGACAAGAAAAGCAAGAACTTGGTATCGTATGAAAGCAAAAGAGTTGGGTACGAAAACTACTCAAACATCATTAGTTTCTGACAGTGAGAGATTGAGAGGTCGAATACTGCCTGGGACTATGGTGTTCTACGTCTATGATGCAAAGGGTAAAAAGACACTCCCATATTACGATAGATTTCCATTGACCATTGTAGTTGAAAATACTACAGATGGTTTTTTGGGATTGAACTTACATTATCTGCCTTATCAAGCGAGAGCAAAACTGATGGATGCTTTATACACTCTTTCAAACAATAAAAAATATGATGATACTACAAGATTGAAATTGACTTATCAAACTCTAAAAGGTGCGGCGAAGTTAGCGGCATTTAAACCCTGTCTCAAAAGATATTTGAGTGGGCAAGTTAGAAGTAAATATGTTTATATCAACCCATCAGAATGGGACATTGCTTTATTTCTGCCAGTTGAAAACTTCAAGGGTGCAGGGAAAAGAAAAGTCTGGACTGATAGTGCATCAAAATATTAAGGACTGAAAATGGACATCTCAAGTTTCGCCGCAAAATTATCATCTAGTGGACTACAAAAGTCTTCACATTATCAGGTAGAATTTTTTCCACCAGGTGCTGTTGGTTCTGTTCCTTACGGTAACGCTACTGCACATTGTTATGTAAAAGATGTTTCTCTTCCAGGTAGAAATATCTCTACTTCAGAAATAAAATATGGTGGACTACCCACAACGAAACAAGCATATAACTCTATTCCAAATGATTGTACAATCACATTTATGGCTGATGGTGATATGCAAATCTGGAGACATTTTCAAGCATGGCAGAGAGCAATTCACGACCCACAGACTGGCGCTGTTGGGTACCCTGATGATTATAAGGGTGTCGTAAAGATTAAAACATTTTCTGTAGATGGTACTACTACACACGAACAATCACTACAAGATGCATTCCCTGAGAATTTAAGCGATATTCAATTGACGTATGGCGCAGAAGAACTTGCAACATTTTCAGTGACATTTTCATATACAAGAATTGAAGAAGGTTCGGGTATTGGTGGAGTTGGTGGTGCTACACCAGCACTTGCCGCAATCGGTGGACTTATACAGGCGATTGCGAATCCATCTATCTCGTTTAGTGTTGGTCCGTTCAACGGAAGAATTGGTTTTTAATTTAATACATATATAATAATGATTATATAATTTTTTATAAAATGGAGAATATACATGGCGTTACCTAAAATTGACTTGCCCCTTTACACTACAGAAATTCCGTCTACTGGAAGACAAATTAACTTTAGACCGTTTCTAGTTAAAGAAGAAAAGATTTTATTGATGGCTTTAGAGAGTGGCAAAGAAGAAGAAATTCACGGCGCAACTCTACAGATTATTAGAAACTGTACTGCTGGCAATGACCCAGAACTTGATGTTGAAGGCATGGCAAATTTTGATGTTGAATGGATGTTTCTTCAAATTCGCAGAAGAAGTATTGGTGATACAAGCACGTTAAGATTTAAACATAAGAATGGTATCAATAATAAAGGTGTGCCATGTGATAATACTATGAAAGTCGATGTTGACTTGAGTGAAGTTGAAGTGCATGGTGACATTAAACCACCAATTATTCATCTGACTGAAACTGTAGGTATGAAGATGAGATACCCGACTGTGCTTGAAGCGATGAGTATTGCAAAGGATGCGAGTGGTGGTGTCGATAAGATTTTGAAAGTTGTTGCGTCTTGTATTGAAATAATCTTTGATGGTGACGAAATGTTCCCTGCAAAGAACAGTACAGAACAAGAGATTAATGAATTTCTGGAAGGTTTGAATACAGAACAGTTTCAGAAGGTGAACGCATTCTTTGATAATATGCCTAGATTGCATAAGAAGATACGTCATCAGTGTAAAAAGTGTGATGAGATGATTGAACATAATGTGGAGGGTTTGTCGAGTTTTTTCGTATAATGCTGGACCATAATAAGTTGAAAAACTTATATGAAACAAATTTCGCTATGGTTCAGCATCACAAATACTCACTCACAGAAATCGAGAATATGATGCCGTGGGAGAGAGAAGTGTATGTTGGTATGTTAATTAATCATGTTCAGGAGCAAAACGAAAAAATTAAAGAACGAACTGCAAAAAGAAAAAGTTAATGTCTATAAAAGAGAGCAATAAATGGCAACGTTAAAAGACACAATTGATTCCATGAAGGATTCAAATTTTCAGAAATTTGCTTCTGACCAAGAGAAGCGAACCCGTGAAATTATGAATTCTATCGACCAGTATCAGAAAAATGTGTCTGGCGAAAGTAAAGCATATGCGGATGCTATTGCTGGCGCTGTTCAAAAATCTCAAGACCTGAGTGCATCACAACTTAAAGATGGTGTAAGAGGTCTAAAAGATATCGAAAATGTAATTAAAGCACAAACAGATATCTCAAAAGCAGACAGAGCAAATCTACTCAAAGCCACTGATATTGCGAAGATGCAGATGGAAGCAAAATCGCAAAGTGGCATTCTATCAAAAATGAAAGAAACAATTTCAAACAACGCAATTGATATCTCATCTGTTGCGGCAGGTCTGAGTGGGAACAGTCCTGCGATTATGTTTGCGACAAAGTATGTGTTAGACAAACGTAAGCAGTTAAAAGAAGAAAAAGCGGCACGCAAAAAAGCGATGGCTGAAGAATCCTTAGAAAGACTTGAAAGTATTCAAGCCGCAAAGCAAAGCAATTCTAACGCAAAAGAAGAAGCAAAAATTTTAAAAGCAACTGGTGGTGGCGCTGTTTCAGGCGGACCAGCATCAGGTTCTAGTTCAGAACTTATTGTGTGGAATGAAATACAAGCAGAAGAACTAGAAAAAATTCGTATCGGAATCAATGCATTTCTCAATAATGAAATGATAGGAAGTCGAAATGAAGAAGAGAATAGAAGAGAAGGTAATCGCCAAACTGAAAAACTGATAGATGCTGTAGAAGGTATCGGAGTTGGTGGCGCTGTCGCAGGCGCAGGTGGTGAAGGTGGCAAAAGCGGTATTATGTCGATGCTCAGTGGTGCGCTTTCAACTATGGCTGGTGTACTGGGTGCTGGTGGTCTAAAGGGTTTATTTGGTAAACTCACAGGTCTGTTCGCAAAAGCAGGACCATTAGCGTCAACGATTGGTAGACTTGCAACTGCCGCGGCACCTATTGCATCTGTTGCTGTTGGTGGCGCAATGATTGCTAAAGATGTTTATGACATGGCATCAGCCGCACTTGATAATGATATTACTACTGAGATTGAAGGTAAAGATATGGGTGGCGTCATCGGTGGCGCATTGCTCGGAACAGTCGGTATGTTTGTCGCTGGTCCTCTTGGTGCAGGTCTTGGTATGGCACTTGGTAATATGGTCGGTGGCTTTGTCGGAGATATTGTAGCACCAAACTACAATGAAGTATTATCAGAATCCCAAACAAAAATACAAGCATCAAAAGATGCGCTTTCTGCATCATTAACAACTATCACAGACTTGTATAACAGTGGTGCTATAACAGAAGCAGAATATAACGAACAAAAAGCAGTCATTGAATCCCAACAAGCAATGAACGCTAAACATGAGCAAATGGCGGCTGATACTGCCGCACTACAAACAACAATGATGGCGAAGGGTCAAGCATATAATGACTTGAATGCATCTATTCAAGCGATGGAAGACCAAGGTCTTGTTGTCAGTCAGTCAATGTATGACACACTTGATGCACTTGAAACAGAATATGATACTGCTAAAGATGCATTTGACACAGCCTCCGCAGAACTTTCATCAACTGTAGACCCATCTTGGTATGACAATATTAAAACAGGATTGTTTGATTCCTGGAATATGCTAAGTGGTGCCGCCGCATCTGGTTTTGAAACAATGAAGTCTGGGTTTGAAAGTGCAAGAGGTTGGTTTGCTGAAAAGATTACTGCGCTTGATGAAGCATTTGGTATTTCAGAAGGTGTTCAAAACGCAGTTGCGTATGTAGAAGAAAAAGCCGCCGCGCTTGCAACTACTGTCGGTGTCGCAGTTGCAGAGACAGCCGCCGCAGTAGATGAAGCAGTTGAAGACAGTCTTGCACAGTTGAACCTTGATGATGAATATCGTGCATTGAAAACTGGTACTGCCGCCGCTGTTGCAGGTGCTAAAGAAGCAATAGGCGAAGCCGCAGAATATGCAGAAGAAATGGCACAAGAACTTGTTGACGGTGTTGACCTCAGTGATGGTGTTCAGTTAGAAGACGTTGGTGCGCTTGCAGGAAATCTTGCCGAAGTTGGTGCAGAAGTTGCTGGCGATGCCGCTGAAGCAATAAGCGATGCAACAAATGCCGCTATTGACGCAGTTGGTCTTAGAGATGAAGTTGAAGCAGTACAAGAACTTGCAAGTGATGCTGTTGATGGTGCTGTTGCTCTTGTTGAAAAAGGCAAAGAAGAAGTTTCTGAAGCAGTTGCCGCTGGTGTCGCCGCAATGGGACTTGAAGATGAAGTTGCGTTTGTCGGTGAACAGTTAGATGCCGCTGGTGAAGCAGTTGCAGATGTTGCTGATGAAATTGGTGACGCTATTGGTGGTATGGCTGAGAGTGTTGGCGGTTGGTTCTCTTCATGGTGGAACAGTGGCGAAGCCGCTGATGGTGCGGCTGCCGCAATGCCAAATCTGAGAGCGGGTGACCCTCACACTGAAATCGCTGTTGATAGTGGTGATGCCGCAACTCGTAGAGAAGCAATGATACAAGCGATGGATGCACAGGGTATTACTGACCCGAACCATCGTGCCGCAATGATGGCACAAGCACATCACGAAACTGGTGGATTTGGTGTATCAGAAGAAAACTTTAATTATTCTGGTAGCAGACTATTTGAACTATACGGTGCTGGAAATGAATACGGAAACAAAGTACGTTTCAATTCAGTAGATGAAGCAAACGCATTAGTATCGCAAGGTAAGAGTGCAGTTGGTGACGTTATCTACGGTGGACGTATGGGTAACGACCAGCAGGGTGACGGCTTTAAGTTTAGAGGTCGTGGCGCTTTCCAACTTACAGGTAAAGATAACTACTCACGTTATTCACAAGAACTTTTTGGTGATGATAGACTTGTACAGAATCCAGAACTTGTAAATGACCCAGTTATTGGCGCACAAGTTGCCGCGGCATTCTATCAAGATAATGTTATGGATAGAGGTATTGCAGGTAATAATATTGAAGACGTTTCCAGAGCAATCAATGGCGGTACAATCGGTCTACAAGATAGAGCGGATTTGTTTGCCGCATATTCTGCTGGTGGCGATATTACTTCTTCGGGTCAAATGCTTGCCGCGGCGAATATGGAAAATCTTGACGCAAATGCCGCACTAGCAGATGCAGGTGCTGGTACTGGT